AAGCGGTAGTTATGTGCAACCACAGACTCCCTACAGTGGCGGTAGCCGTTTTAGCCATGCGCAGAACGAAGCAGTTATCGATGCTGAACATGTGGTGCATATATCGCTAACAGAAGGCCTAGATCTTAACTGGCCATTTGGTAATTCAGTATTAGAAAGCATTTTTAAGATATTCAAACAAAAAGAATTATTAGAAGACGCTATCCTTATCTATCGTATACAACGTGCTCCAGAACGCCGTATCTTTAAGATTGACGTAGGTAACATGCCCACACACTTGGCCATGGCCTATGTTGACCGTATCAAAAACGAAATCCATCAACGCCGTATTCCTACACAAACTGGTGGCGGACAAAACATGATGGATGCTACATACAATCCATTATCAACCAACGAAGACTATTTCTTCCCTGTAACAGCAGAAGGACGTGGATCTAGCGTTGAAGTTTTCCCAGGCGGTCAAAATCTTGGTGAGATCACCGACCTACGTTACTTTACTAACAAGATGTTCCGTGGTCTACGTATTCCATCGAGTTACTTACCAACGGGTGATGATGACAGCGAGCGTGCCTACAGTGACGGTAAAACTACCACAGCACTGATCCAGGAGTGGCGCTTTAATCAATACTGTATGCGTCTACAGACTCTAATAGCAGAAAAACTAGACATGGAATTCAAGATGTTCATGCGCTGGAGAGGTATTAATATTGACAATAGTCTGTTTGAGCTACGCTTCAATGAGCCACAGAACTTTGCCAAATACCGACAAGCAGAAGTTGATCAAGTGCGTATCAACACATTTGTGCAGTTAGAACCTGTTCCTTACCTAAGCAAACGGTTCTTACTCGAACGTTATCTAGATCTCAGCGAAGAAGAAATGACACGCAACGATGAACTATGGGCAGAAGAAAACGGCAAGGTCCAAGACACAGAAGCTCCAGAATCTGGCTTACGAGCAGTTGGGGTCAGCACAGCGGGTATACAACAAGACATGGATAATCTAGCACCAGCGCCGGGTATGCCAGGCGCAGATCTCGGTGGACAACCAGGACCTGGACAACCAGACACAGTAGGTAATCCAGCAGCCGCGGGTGGCAATAGTTTAGGTTTGTAAGTTTTTGGTAAATAATCATATGAACCTACTAGAAGTATTTGAACAAGAAACTGATGGCTATCGCACTGAAAAGGACGATAATACCACTCTCAAGCTCAGCGACCTACGTAAGACCAAACTCACGCTAAAACAACTAAACAGACTACGCATCATGAATGATGTGCGTAAGTTAGAACACGAGAAAAAATTAGAAACAGTCCAAGATCAGTACAAAGCTCCCGCAGCACAAGCACCAATGATGTAGTTATCTGTCAAAACGATTCAAAAACATAGCATTTAACCCCCTTTTCCAAATTATTATGTAAATATATAAACATAATACATTTCTATTCAAGTATTAGTCCGGATTTAATATTAATTTTTAAGGAGTTCATAATGAACAACAAATACGAACAATTAGTCGAATTCATCATTAACGATGAAACAGACAAAGCTCGCGAATTGTTCCACGAAATCGTTGTGGAAAAATCACGTGATATTTACGAAAATCTAGTAGCTGAAGAAGACCTAAGCGAAATTGGTGGTAATGAAGTCGAAGATATGGTACAAGATGTTCAAATGGATGAACAAGGTATCAGCGAAGAAGAGGAAGAAGGCGAAGAAGGTTCTGACGAAGAAGTTGGTGCTTTTGATGCTGAAGAAGAATTTGGTGGTGAAGAACACGGTGAAGAAGGTGTTGAAGCACGTGTTGATGATTTAGAATCAGCATTAGACGAATTAAAAGCGGAATTTGACGCACTAATGGCTGGTGAAGAATCAGAAGAAGAAATGATGCCAGGCATCCACGGTGACGAAGGCTCAGAAGAAATGGGCGGCGAAGAAGAAGTAGGCAACGAAGAATTCTACGAAGCTGAAGACAAAGAAGAAGACGCTGAAGTAGAAGCTGAAGACGAATTAGACGAAACTATCGTTCGTGAATACGTTGAAAAAGTAGCTACACCAGCAAACACAGAAGGCGCAGCAGTTGGTACAGGTAAAAGCGTAGCAGTTAACAAAAAATCAACAGTAGCTGGCAAGAATGACATGGGTGGTACAGCAGTATTATCTAAAGGCGGTAATGCAGATCAAGACGGTAATCGTCCACAATCTGGCGAAAAACCAAAAGGTACATTAGTATCTAACCCACAAAACAAACCAGGTGCTAATGCAGGTAAAACAGCATTTAAAACTAAAGAAGCAGCTACAGGTTCTGAAGGTAAACTAGCCGGTAATGACGGTAGTGTTGCTGTTAACAAAACTAGCCCACTTAAAGCAAGATAATTAGGAAACTATAATGGCATTTTATCTTAAAGAGAACTTAACATTTGACGCAGCCCGCATGGAAGTTATCACTGAAGGCACAGCTGACGGCAAAGGTAAGAATCTTTACATGAAAGGTATATTCATTCAAGGTGGTGTTAAAAATCACAATGAACGTGTATATCCAGTAAATGAGATTGAAAAAGCCGTTGGCACACTAAATGAACAAATCAAGGGTGGTTACAGCGTCTTAGGCGAAGTTGATCACCCTGATGATTTGAAAATTAATTTAGATCGTGTTTCACATATGATTACAGACATGTGGATGGATGGTCCTAATGGTTTTGGTAAATTAAAGATTCTTCCTACTCCAATGGGATTGTTGGTAACAACAATGCTGGAGTCAGGAGTAAAATTAGGTGTTTCTTCTCGTGGTAGCGGTAACGTGAGCGAGGGGGATGGCCGAGTAAGTGACTTTGAAATAGTCACAGTAGATGTAGTTGCGCAACCAAGCGCACCTAACGCATATCCAACAGCGATTTACGAAGGACTGATGAATATGAAAGGTGGCAGCAAGGTATTCGAAATAGCACGTGAAGCTAGCGCAGATCAAAAAGTACAGAAATATCTAAGAGAAGCTGTAAAAGGCCTTATCAAAGATCTTAAAATTAAATAGGAGATCGTAATGTTAGATGCTATCAAACCATTGTTAGATAGTGGTATCATTAACGAAGAAACTCAAGCAAGTTTAAACGAAGCTTGGGAATCTAAGTTAAATGAAGCACGTGATGTTATTCGCGCTGAATTGCGTGAAGAATTCGCTGGCCGCTATGAGCACGACAAAAATGTAATGGTTGAAGCTCTAGACAAAATGGTCACTGAAAGTCTCACCGCCGAACTCAAAGAGTTTGCCGAAGAGAAACAGGCTCTTACTGAAGACCGTGTGAAATTTAAACGTCATATGGTTGAAAGTGCTGGTAAGTTTAATGACTTTATGGTTACTAAACTTGCAGAAGAAATCAAAGAATTGCGTCAAGATAAGAAAGTTCAAACTGAAGCAGTCGCTAAGTTAGAAAAATTTGTTATCCACGCACTTGCTGAAGAGATCAAAGAGTTTGACCAAGACAAACAAGCAGTCGTAGAAACTAAAGTTAAACTAGTAGCAGAAGCTAAATCTAAATTAGCAGAACTACAGTCAGCTTTTGTTAAACGCTCAGCTAACCTTGTTAAGGAAGCAGTGGCACAAAATCTAGGCTCAGAATTGGCACAACTAAAAGAAGACATCCAAACTGCTCGTGAGAACATGTTCGGACGCCGACTATTTGAAGCATTCGCTACAGAATTTGCTGGTACTCATTTAAATGAGAACAAGGAAATTGCTAAACTTCAAGCAGAACTATCTGAAAAAGAACAAGTTATTGCAGAAAGCAAGCAAGCGGTTGCAGAAAAAGAAGCATTAGTTGAGTCTAAGAACCGTGAAGTTCGAATAATCCAAGACGGTATCGCTCGTAAAGAGAAACTAGATGGATTACTTAAGACATTAAACAAAGAGAAAGCTGAAGTAATGAGCAGCCTACTCGAAAGTGTGCAGACTGAAAGACTACAAACTGCATATGAAAAGTATCTACCAGCAGTTCTAAACAACACTCCAACAGCAAAAGTTGACAAGGCGATGCTAAGTGAGTCAAGAGTAGAAGTGACAGGTGATAAATCTGCTAAAACCAACGTAGAATCCGAAACAAATGTTATCGAAATTCGTCGTTTAGCAGGGCTAAAATAGTAGTAAATTTTTTTAAAGGAAAATAAGAAATGACAACCCAACTATTAGAAGGCCGTTGGAACGAGACCAAAGACGCC